CAACGTAGGTCTCAGCGGCAGCAGATGCGCCTACAATGTTTCCCTTGTTTGGGTTAAAGTTGTTGCGAATGTCTGCACATGATGCACGCTTCATCTCACTGGTAAACGTTTGGAAATACTTGTCTTCGAGACCAGACGTAAGAGCATCACCGAATCGAGCCGAAAGTTCTGCAGCGATGTTGTCAGACAGACCGATCTTCTTCAGACCTTTTGCAAAAAGATCTTCTACTGCATTTTCTAGCTTGTCTTCTAGCTTGTTGATAACTTTGTCTGCGAGCTTGTTTAACAGCCCGCCAGCATCTTTCTTGAAGCTGTCTATGTTTACTTTAACGAGTGCCATCTTCTCTCTCAGATTATAAGCCTTAATGTTATTTATAAATAGATCCATGGCTTACAAGGGAAAGTTTCGACCAAAGAACTGTCAGAAGTACATTGGCGATCCGACCAATATCATATATCGCAGTCGATGGGAACTAAAGTTTATGATGTACTTGGATTCCCATCCTAATGTGGTGCAATGGGGGAGTGAAGAGTTAGTCATCCCTTATAGATCACCGATCGACAATAAAGTCCATCGATACTTTCCAGATTTCATTATCAAGAAGAAGACTCCTGAAGGAAAGATCGACACCGTCGTGGTCGAGATCAAACCTCATGCACAGACACGTCCTCCGCAGGTGATAAATAAGCCTAATAAGCGTTATATCAACGAAGTCATGACATGGGGCGTCAACGAGGCCAAATGGAAAGCTGCAGCAGTCTTCTGCAACGATCGTAAGTGGAAGTTTGAGATACTTACTGAGAAAGAACTAGGAATCACCTTTTAATGGCAACAGTATTTGATACTATCATCACTCAAGGTGTCCGTGCAGGTCAGATCCCTGCGCGTACTAACCAGGCGCGCGAGTGGTTCCGTGATACTGCCGGAAAGATGAATCGTATCAACGAACGTTCGTTGATGAAGAGCGATGTGAATCGTATGACCACTCAGCCAATCCTCGGTTCGATGTACATGTTCTACTACGATCCTAAGCACAAAGAAGAGTTGCCGTACTACGATAGGTTTCCTCTCATCTTTCCATACAAGAAGGTGAAAGGCGGGTTCATGGGACTCAACCTACACTATCTTCCTTTGCAGTTAAGAGCAAAGTTAATGGATGGTCTGTACGACTACGCTAACAATACGCGTTACGATGAGTCGACTAAGTTAAAGTTGAACTACGAGCTACTGACCAGAGCGTCAAAGCTTAGATGGTTTACACCATGTATCAAACACTACCTCACTCCTCACGTTCAATCAAAGTTCATGTATGTTTATCCGTCAGAGTGGGACATTGCTTTGTTCCTACCTACCGAACGTTTCGAGAAAGCAAAGAAGAACCAAGTTTGGATGGATACGAAGAGAATGCTAGGAGTTAGAAAGTAATGGCAAAGTCTCCGATCAATTATGATAAGCCATATGAAATCTCGGTTTCAACTAACTCCGAGACGGGTGAAAGAACCACTACCTTCAGACAAGGTAGCAACTATCTGAGCGTAGAGGATAAAGACCCGAGTATTGCCCCGGCTACTCCTCCTGGTGAAGAATTCTCTCTCGGTCCTAGCCCGCTTCGTCAAAGACTCGACGAACGGGCAGCCGCTGCATCCACTGGCCAGCCATTAGAGTATCAAAAGGCGGCGCCGGCCGTTTCTCCTAACGAAGAAACTCCACCAGAAATCACAGTAGAGACTGCACAAGCTGCAGTAGAAACTGCGCAGTACGCTGCATTCCTAGCAGAATTCGATCAGACTATTGGCCAAAGACAAGCTTCAGATAAAGCAGAAGCAGAACCACGTGGTGCAGAAGCTATAACAAGTAACACTACAACTGGATTCTCTTCGACAAGAAATCGCGGTCAAAGTTTCGATATTAATCGATTCAGAGCCGAAGTAGTAAACTCTGATAGTGTTCTTCCTACACATAGCTTCTTAGTCGTGTTCTCTCGAATGGATTGGGTTACCAAACAAGCAGCATCTGCAGGTCGTCAAGAACTAGAATCTATGCTTACGATGAGATGTGAGAATGCAGTGTTGCCTTCTATCAACCTTCTACAGGAACAGAATATTAGAAGATACGGATTTGGACCAGTAGAAAACGTCCCATACGGTGTAAACGTAGGTGACTTCACTCTGCAGTTCATCGTCGATAAGCAAGCGTTGATCGTAGACTTCTTCGAAGCGTGGCTAAACAAAATTGTTAATCGTGACTCTTACGGCGGTGCTAACATGAATCCTATCGCGAAGGGTGCAAAACCATACGAAGTAGCTTACAAAGATAGCTATGCATGTTCGTCGGTAAACGTGTTCGTATATGATAGAGCACAGAACAACATTCTAGAATACAACATCTACGATGTGTTTCCTACCGGCATTCAGAGTATGAACATGTCATGGAGTGAAGAGAACACTCTGATGAAACTGAACGTCACGTTCTCTTTCACCGATCTTCGCATTAGACCAACGTTTAGTGCATTCGGTCAAGATGCTGCCAGCGCACCTCCGCGTCCAGTAAATCCAGTAGTTCGTAAGTTCTTAGAGAGAGGTGACCAACCGCTTGTGAGTGAAGATGAACTTCGTGCAAGCATGGCAGCTTCATTGACAGATGTATCAAAACTGCCTGTTATCATCGGCGATGGAAACAACGGAGTTCCACGTACAGTATCAGGTCGTCCATCTGACACACCAGCACAACCTGCCGGAGCTCCTGAAGTTCCAGCACCAACTACACGAAATCCATTTGGAACACCAGAAATAATTGCATAATTTGAGGAGATTATAATGCCTTTGCCAAAAATCGACCAACCGCTGTTTGAAGTGAAGATTCCTTCGTCGGGAAAGAAAGTTCTGTTTAGACCTTTCTTGGTCAAAGAAGAGAAGTTGCTTCTCATCGCTCAGCAGAGCGGTGAAGATACTGATGTGATCAGAGCTATCAAGCAGATTCTAAAGTTGTGCATCGCCGAAGATGCGTTTGACGTAGATAAGCTAACGACGTTTGATCTGGAATACTTATTCCTCAAGCTTCGTGCTAAGTCTGTGAACAACATCGTCAAGCTTTCGTATCGTGACAATGAAGACGATAAGGTTTATAACTTTGAGCTTAATCTTGACAGCATCGAAGTCGAGATGCCAGAGGGTGTTGACTCTACTATCAAGTTGACTGATAACCTATCGATGGTGATGAAGTACCCAAGTGCTAGCATCACAGATAAGATCAAGCAGTTTGATAACGAAGTCGATCTGATGACGTTCTTCATCGTCAACTGCATCGATACAATCATGACTGCCGAAGAAATCTTCCCTGCATCTGAGTATACTGATAAAGAGCTCGAAGAATTCCTTGACCAGTTACCAGTCAACTCGTTCGAAAAGATCCGTGCATTCTTCGAGAAGATGCCGAAGCTGTATCATAAGATCGAGTATAAGAATGAACTTGGTAATGACAGGAGTATTGAGTTAAACAACCTCAAAGATTTTTTTATGTGGCGCTGAGTCACAATACTCTACAAAACTACTATAGCATGATCTTTGCATTGGCTCAGCATCACAAGTATTCGATCACTGAGATCGAGAGTTTGATACCGTACGAAAGAGATATCTACGTAGATATGCTGATGAGCTTTCTTGAAGAACAGAAAAAAGAAATAGAGAGTAGAAGAAAGTCATGACATTACCAGCAGTAGTTGCAGCCGGTGGAGTAATCGGAAGTAAAATGGCGGTTGAAGCCGTCGGCGAGACCATTGAAGGCATCTTTGGGCTGGCTTCTGCTTCTGTGACTGCTGCTGGCGAAGCTGCGAAGGGTGCAGGAAATGCAATTGGCGGAGCTTTACAAGGAGCGCTATCTCCTGCTCCAGTGACAGTAGTTTATAATATGGGAATTGCGGGACAAGCCGCTAAATCAAAGGTGACAGGGACAGGTACTCTTCCTGCCCCCAAGAAAGCGGCAAACCCAGTAGTTAACACTAAAATGCCTACTGAAAAGCTATTATCTATAGCTGTAAACTATCTCTCTTCTATTGAAAAAACACTTCAATCCCAGCTAAACTTTGAGAGACTGGCTGCATCGCAGCAAGCTGCTGCAGAAAAAGAAGCAGCTATCGAAGGAACAGAAGCTACTACTCCATATAGAAGTTTGGGAGAAAAACTTGGAGCCGTAAAAGATCAAGCTGTTGATAGATCTAAATCAATGGCAAGTCTTCTATTAAAGGGAGCTGGTCTAGCTACAGTCGGTTTGATGGGATTAGGAGAACTTGACACTTCTCAACTAGAAAGACTAAAACAAAATATTAGCGCATTTGCTGAAAAGTTTTGGTGGCTAGATGAACTTGGTGTTGCATTAACTGGATACTATATTGGTTCAAAGGCCGGTGGAGGAGGTGTAAAAGGTGTAAGAGCTGGCATGGTAGGGGCAATTGGAGCCATGGCTGCCGATTACTTATTAGGAGATACTCGATTTGGGGAGTATCTCGCGAATCAACTTGGAATTGGAAGACCTGATGCTAGGGCTAAAACTACATCAAATGCTAATCCTGAAGCAAGTCAAAACTCTGCTATAAGTAACGCTATCAGTTCTGCAAGCAATTTCTTTGGATATCAATTTATCAAATCTGCTGTAAACTGGACTGTTGATAAAACCAAGGCTGGATGGGCAAAACTAAAAACGTCTGCTGCTTGGTTGTGGGATACAAAACTAGTTAAATTCGTTAGAACGGCCGCGACAAACCCTAAACTGTGGGCTAGATTTTTAACTTGGTTAGAAACCCATGGAGGAAGACTCGGGGCATCTGTAGCAGCAAGAATAGCCGGTATTATTGCAACGCAAGCGCTTACAACTACCGCAGAAGCTGGATTAGCTGCAACCGGAATTGGTGCACCGGTTGCTTTGGTAGTTGCAATTGTCGATAAAATTATAGCTGCTGGGCTTTTTGCTTGGATGCTATATGATCTTTATCAGCTTTGGGTAGATTTTGATGATTGGAACGCAGCAAACCCAGAAAGAGTAAAAGCTGAGCCAGTAACTCCGGCGGCAACGACTACTGGTCAAAAAGACGCTGCTCCAGCAAGTGCTTCTACTTCATCTCCTTCAGACACCCTTCCTCCCGCTGCAACAGGATCCATCGACGCCATACTCGATAAGAATCCTGAAAATCTGTCGGATGCCGAGCTTCGCCAGCTTGTAGAAGCTCAAGGCAGAATCGAAGATCCTCGCGGTAAAACTAATAATCCTGGAGGCATTCTCTATGGAACAGGACCGTTACAAGAGCATCAAATCGGATCAGTAGGTGCTAATGCAAACAGTTCAGTTAAAATCGCTGTGTATGACACTCCAGAAAACGGCATCCGTGCCGCTATGGAAAACTGGAGAAATTCCAAATACTATCGTGGAAAGACTGTAAGAGAAGGTTTGGGTACTTGGTCAGGAGGTAACGGAGCTCATTACGCAAAGATGCTGGGTTCTGCTAGACCGGGTTATGAAGGCACTTCTAATCCTCAAGTAGGATCAGATAAGTCCGGTGGAATCTTACAAGGAGCATGGGATCTCGGTGCTGGTGCGATGGAAGCCATCGGTAACATCCTAAAGACAGCAATCGATTCTAAGAACATGACTGCTGTGGCTCTTGGCAGTCAGATGTCAAGGACTACGACGGCATCTTCTTCAGATATGCCTAAAGCGACTTCAGCAGGAGGTGGAGGTTCTGCGTCTGCTGTAATGCCGGAAACCAACTCAACGACAAAGGCGCTATCAAACATATCGACACAGCTGCAGAACTCTGTAGATCTTGGATTAGCAGATAACAAACAAACTCAGATTTCTCAAGAATCTGCAGGTCAAATGTCTATTCGTAATGCCAACGCTTCTAACGACGGCAAGCTCGAGTGTCTAGATCC